ATGCGCGTGGCAAACAGGATGACTGACAAGCGTTTGAAAGCCCTGACGGCTGACGCTTCATGCGGGATTGTCCCCGGGCTTTATGTTGGAGTCAGGAAGCTCAAGGACGGGACATATGCCCGTTATTTCCTGCTTCGGGATCGTGGTTTGAAGCGGGTCTTTACTCTCGGGAAGTATCCCGAAATGTCACTCGCTGAGGCCTTCGAGAAGGGGCTCAGATGGAGGAAACTGATAGCGGAAGGGATTGACCCATCTGAGCAGGAGAAAGCGTCCAGAGACGCGCTACGCCCCTCCCCGGCACCTCAAAAAGAGGAGGACGCACTAACCTTTGAAAAACTTATCTGGAAGTGGATTGAGTTCAACACAAAGAGGGGGAGGTGGAAAAACGCTGAAAAATCCCGCGATCTGGTTTGGGATGGCTTTTTCAGGAATCACATCCCTAAAGAAATCAGAGACTGTCCGGTTGTAGACCTGAAACCTCAAATGTTCTGTGATGCCCTGGGGGAAAAGTGGGGAACCATGATTGACACGCCCGAAAGGATCCTTAGCGACGCTAAAAGAGCGATTGATTGGGCAATACGCTCGGAGATGATCCCGCCGATGGTTAACCCGTGCCAAGTGGTGGACGGGCGTTTAGGGGATTTGCTGCCACTAAATCGACCGGAAGGTGGGCACGAGCCGGCACTGCCGCCGAAACGTATGCCGGCTTTCTTTAAGGCACTTATGCAGCTTGTCCCGGTTAGTCAGACGGCCCGCTGTCTTGCATTCGCGATCCTTACTTCAGCGCGCAACACAACAGCGCGTGAAGCAACATGGGGGGAAATCCAGCAGGATGATGATGGGAGGTGGCTGCACGTTATTCCTCGTGCCCGCATGAAGGTGAAGAGCGAAAAGATTCCCTTTGACCGCAAAACACCGCTTTGCCCAGAAGCCGTTCAGCTGCTGGAATCAGCCCCACGGGTAGGGAGGTCTCCAGATTCCTATATTTTCCCCAATGTGAACAAGGGGAGAAATTCTCCTTTTTCCCGTGATTCTGTCCGGGCGCTGATTAAGCGCATGCACGACAAACAGAAAAGAATTGACGGGATTGGCTGGGTAGACCCTGATCAGTTCCATGCGAAGACCGGCAAACCCCGTATAGTGACCCTCCACGGGCTCGCGCGGGCAACTTTCAATACTTGGGCCAAGGATGCCAAGGGATACTCCCACAAGCCGTTTTCGCGCGATCTGAGAGAAAGCTGCTTGGATCACCGCAACGAGTCCTACCAGTGCGCGTACGATCGGGAGCAGGCTCTGGGTGATATGCGTGAGGTCTACGATGCTTGGGGAAAATTCTGCATGTCATTGGTTCATGTCGGATAAACAGGCAGTGCTATAAGCTTTAGGAGGGCTTCGCCATGGGAAATTCTTTAAGTTCAGGGACGATCGAAATCAACAATTTTGAGGAGTTGTTGGAATTTGCTGAAGCCGGCGTTAAACCAGGCCAAAAACAGCTTAAGCTATCTCCAGAACTTGGAGTACTGGTTATCCACGTAGAAGGAGAAGGTTACGGGAATTTCATCCCTGGAGAACAATTACGGTCTCTGTGGCAAATCCAAGAAGATTTTTTCAGATTAGCGGCTTACGCTTTGCACGGAACGACCGATATTAGGACATTAACCCCAGATGAACGGCAACTTTTCGAAATAAAGCTAACAACTAAAGATGGCAGCTGGTTAGAAAATATTCCGACATCTGAATTTTGGAATGCAATTTTTGCTAATACGGTTGGGAAAATGGACGGTGGACAAATCGAAGTAACGATTGCTATATGTGTTTTTCTTGTTTCTGGGGTTTTAATCTACAAATCGAGAGATAAGAGGCTCGTAGCTATCGAACAGGAAAAAACAAAGCAAAGTGAGTTTAATGCTTTGTCTGCGACTATAGCCAAAGGGCAGGAATTGCTGGCCGGTGGGAAATCTAATCCATATCCTGAAAGTTCTACAACAGGCACACGTTCGGTTGATTTCGGCTGAGTAGACCGCAGAAAGGGGATGTTTTCTGCGTTTTTTTCTCGACCCATTTAGTGTTACTATATATAATATAGATAACATTATTGGAGCCAGCCATGTCCCGCACCTATACCGGAAAAATCCATGTCGGCCAGCGCCGCGTAACCCGCGCCAATGGGGATGTCTACGTCTACGAGCGCCACACGCAGTACGACCGGGAGACGCAGAAGACCGTCACGTTGAAAAACAAGCTTTTGGGCAAACTAGACCCTGAGACAGGCGAAATTGTTCCGACAAGGCCTAAAAGCAGGTCTAAGAAGGAGGCTTCCGCCTCCATCGAGCACGCCTGCCTGGCTGACATCCTGGACCTTGTCGCAAGGGAAACCGGGATCGACAAGGGGCTTGAAAGCGCCTTCGGGACGGCCGCGGCTCAGAAGATCGCCACCATCGCCCGTTACCTGATCGCCACGGACGGCGCGGCGATCCCCCGCATGGAGGCCTGGCAGGTCGGCCACCCGACGCCCTACGAGGAAGGCCTGGGCGAAAGCGCCTGCAGCGAGCTCTTCGACAAGGTCGGCAAGGATGGCGACGGGCAGCAGAAGTTCTTTGCCTCCCGGGCGGCAAGGCTCGAGACGTCCCCGAGCATCGCCTTCGACTCGACCACGGTTTCGACCTACAGCTCGGGGCAGGCCGAGGCCCGCCAGGGATTCAACAAGGACGGCGACGGGCTGGACACCGTCAAGCTGCTCACGCTCTACTCGGTGAATGACCGCCAGCCCGTCGCCTTCGCGAAGCAGCCGGGGAACGTGCCGGACGTCATCTCCATCCAGAACGCCATCCGCCAGCTCCAGTGCTTCGACATCGACAAGCCCGTCGTAGTTACGGACAACGGCTTCTACAGCCAGGCGAACATGGCGGAGTTCGCACGGAACAGCATGAAGTTCCTGACGCTCGCCTCGCCCTCCACCCTCTGGATTCGGGAGATCGTCGACGAGCTGCGCGACAGGCTCGACTCGGTGTCCTCCGTCTGCTCGTTCGACACTTCGGTCCATTGCGCCTCGAAAATGGTCATGAAGGAGCTGTCCGTCGTCAGGCAGAGGAGCCGCGGCGGCATTGCCGCCGGCGAGGCGGAGACCTTCAGCCGCAGGCTCTATGTCCATGTCTGCTATTCCAGGGACCGCGCCACAAAGGACGAGCAGAGGCTGGTGAACGACCTGTTCGAGCTCAAGAGGCTCGTCGAGGCTGGCGAGCAGCTCTCCCCCGCGGGCGAAAAGAAGGCGGAGAAGTTCCTCCACTGTTCGACCGTGGGCCGCGGCGGGAAGCTGAAGGTGGCCTTCAGAGACGAGGCCTTCCGCGAGGCCAGGAAGTATTTCGGTTTCTTCGCGCTTGTCTCCAATGAGGTCAAGGACGCCGAGGAGGCGCTGAAGTCCTACAGGCTGAGGGAGAAGATTGAGGAGCTCTTCAATGTCCAAAAGAATGGCATGGACGGGAGCCGCCCACGCGTCTGGCACCCTGACAGCCTTCAGGGCAGGCTCTTCGTGCAGTTTGTCGCGCTCGGCTACCACTGCTACCTCACCAAGCGGATTGGCGAGATCAAGGAGCGGCTCGGCACGGAAAAGGATGGGAAGACGAAGGCCGAGCTCGATCTGGAAGTCAGCCTCAAGAAATGGCTTGAGGCCAGGTCCCTGATTCAAGTCCTCGAGTGGTTTGACTGCGTGAAGACGACCTCCGTGATGACGCCGCGGGGAATGAGGCGCTGGAGCACCGAGTCCGTGAAGCGCGACCAACTGTTCCTGAAGCTGCTCGGCATTTGATGAGCCAGAGCCACGAAGGCTTTCGTGGCTCTATTGCAGAACTTTTGGGATCCTATACCCATCTGGGACGGCTGATTATGAAACCGCGAAGGCTGTTGAGGCTATTAACACGGCGATCCGGCTGATCAGTATCAGTAACGCCGTTGGGGCGGCAGGCAACATTGGGACGGATCTTGATCGGGTAGATGAAACTCAACCTCCTCAGGTGATGGCTTATGACGACATGATTGCGGTACGTGATAGCCTGCTTTCCGCGATTGATAATGAGATGCTGAAGGTGTCGGATGACAGCGTGTACTCAGCGCTTTCTTTGGCTTACTCGTCCGTGTGGAATGACATGACGGTCCGGGCAGAAAACAAAGCCCGGCTGATTGACTACACCCCCGAGGAGATCATGCCGGCGCTGGTGCTGGCTTATGATTACTACGGAGACGCCGCGCGGGATACTGAAATTGTTGAGCGTAACGGCATTCGAAGACCGGCGTTTGTCCCCGCGAAGCCCCTGAAACTTTTGAGTACTTAATTTTTCTTTTTAACGTCCCTCCTGGGCAGTAAGATGAAATGAGAAGCTTTTCTCTGCCTACGCAGAGGTGTTTCGAAGGCTGATGGAGGGGAGCATGAGAAAGATTTTCGTATTGCTGTTAGGTTTGCTTGTGGCAATACCTGCCGTTTCGGCTGGTGGGAATTCTCCCGAGAGAAGGGCCTCCATTTCGTCGCAGGATAAGCCCCTGCATGGAGAAGCTACTGCTGCTTCCAGAAAAGGGAAGTTTGATAAAAACGGGGTTTATGTTTCCCCTAGCGGATATGTATTTAGGGCAGGGAAGGGGGGAACCGTCAGGTTGAGGGAGCCTATCCAAAAGGAAACACCACCTTCATTCCTTGACATGAGAAGGGTCGGAAGGAATGGTCTTGGGGAGGTTTGGGAAGACACCAGGAATGGGCGCACCTACATATGCAATGAATCGGGGTGCCGATGAGACGGTAGTTAAGGAGGGGGATTAAGCGCTCTGGGAACAGGGCGCTTTTTTATTATGGAACAAACGGTCGTAAAACTTCTGATTGGTGGTAAAGAATACCGCGCGTGGCAGCTTGTCAGCATATCTTCAAAGCTGCTGAGCTACGCGAGAGTGTTCAGAGTGGGTTTTACCCGTGAGTCAGCGGGGACTGGGATAGGAATTAAGATCGGCGATCTGGTGCGGGTAAAGATTGATGATGACCTGGTTTTGACCGGATACGTAACCAAGACAAATTTCTCATATTCAGAAAAAGGTATCGAACTGTCCATAGAAGGGGCGAGTAAAACCGTTGATCTTGCCGAAGGATATATGGCGGTTAAGAGCGTTAAGCAATTCACGAATCTGACAGTGTCGCAGACGCTCCAGCTATTGGCAAAACCGTATGGAGTGTCGGTAGTCCGTCAGAAGGCAGGGAAAGACCCAAAAGCGTCGGTGGCTATTGCCGCCACAGATTCCATAAAAAAGATTTTGGATGGCGTGGTGAAGAAGCATACCCTCGTCATCACGGATAATGAAAGCGGCGATTTGGTAATGGCGAGCCCCGGCGGTGGTGGGCGCACCGCTGACTCTCTGGAGTTAGGGAAAAACGTCTTATCCGGGGACCAGACATTTGATTCTTCAAAACTGTTCAGCCGTTACTATGTGGTGGGACAGCAGTCCAACTCGGGGAGCACTCATCCGGTTTCTGTGAATGGAGCGTTCAGGTACGCGGAGGATAGCCTGGTACAGCGTCCCCGGTATTACGTAGAGAAGCTAAGTGGGTCTCCCACGGCCGCAGATCTCCAGCAAAGATCGGTTCTTTTGGCCGAGTACCGTCGCGGGCAGGCTCAGGCTTTGCACTACACCGTGCAGGGGTGGCGGCAAAGCGACGGCAGCCTGTGGAAGGTTAATCGGCTCTGCCGGGTTAAAGATTCTATTTTGGGGGTTGATGCTCAGTATTTGATTACAGAGGTCAGCTTTACGAAAGATTCCGGAGGATCCAAAACCCAGCTGACGCTGATGCCGCCTGAAGCTTTCGTCATGATGAATGAATCTCCTGATGAGGCGATGGCAAAGAAAGCCACGAAGAAAGCGGCGGCAAAAACTGGTAGCAGCAGGAATTATGTGAAGGCGACGGTAGCTGATGCCGCATGGACGGGAAAGTAATGCTTGATGATATTAAAGACGCTATTTGGAATTTGATAGTCAGAGGACGCCTGACAGGATCGGCCGGGAGGAAGAAGATGCGAACTATTCAGGCCGAGACAATGGCGGGAGACCTCCGGGATGATGTCGAGCATTTTGAGCCGTATGGGTTCACTTCTGAACCGAAGACCGGCGCTGAACCGCTTATTGTCGCTTTGGATGGGGACAGAGAGCATTCGATCGCGATTTGTGTCGCTGACCGCCGGTACAGGCTGACAGGCCTTACTTCCGGGGAGGTCGCTCTTTACGATGACCAGGGGCAGGAAGTCGTCCTGGCTCGGGAGGGGATAAGGATCCAGACGGATAAAACTTTGGCTGTGGACGCCCCGGCGGCTGTATTTTCCGGGTCAGTCACAGTAGAGGGCGACATCGTGGGGAAGGCTCAGATTTATGACGCGAGGGGCAGGCTGCAATCGATCCGCGACACTTACAATAACCATACACATAACGGCGGCAGCTCCCCTGATCAAAAGATGTGAAGGGCACATCCGATCACTCTTGAGCTGATCAAGGTGGGATTAAAAGCTTTGGTCTAGCTACAACACAATTCAATAAACATAAACCCAGCCAGACGGGATTTCTGGCTGGGTTTTTTATAACCTCAGTAATGGTGAGGGCACATGGGAGTTATAGCCATGCTCATCTTAAAGCTATTGGACCCAAATCAAAAAATAAGGCTATGGGGGCGTGCACTTCCTTGGTTAAAGCTTTTTGTATCAGGAATAATTTGTCGCTTGGGAGGGGGATGAAATATGCAGTTTTTCTTAAACGGCAGGCATCAGGCGACACTTTCAGACTTTGATACTGAGCCGCTGGTTCGTTCCATCATCATCAGCCTTTTTTCCTGGAAGCGGGCTGGGGAAGATGATGTGCTGCCGGGGAAAAGCAGGATGGGGTGGTGGGCAGATTCATATAACGATGATGAGCCGCCAATAGGATCAAAACTCTGGCTGCTATCCAGAGAGGTACTGACCGACAGCACGCTGAAGCTTGCGAGGGAGTATGCCGAGGATGCACTTCAGTGGCTGGTCGATGACCATGTAGCGGAATCGGTAAGCGTTTCCGCGGAACGAGGCGGGGTGGAGCAGCTGAATCTGAATGTAGTCATAAAAAGACCTGATCAGGCAACACTTAACCTGCAGTTTCAGAACGTTTGGGGAAGTTGAAAATGCCATTTGAAAGACCGAATTTACAAACGCTGATTGACCGCATTGACGCGGATCTTGAGTCACGGTTATCAACTTCTCAGCTTCGCAGATCCAACGCGAAAGTGTATGCGCGTGTGCTTGCAGGGGTGAGCCATGAGCTGCACGGCTTTATTGAGTTTTTAAGCCGACAGTTGTTTTTTGATACAGCAGAGGCGGAGTACCTTGACCGTTGGGCGTCTATTTACGGGCTTGTCCGCAAACAACCTTCTCTGGCCAGCGGCACGGTGGTTTTTACAGTCCTGGAAGAGGGAGCCACGGTACCGGAGGGAACCTTGCTGCAGGCTGATAATGAGGCGGTATATGAAACGACATCCGCGGTCTCGGAAGGGAAAGCGTCGGTCAGAGCTTTGACTGCGGGGACGGCAGGCAATGTATCGGCGGGCGACACGTTAGTTCTTGTTTCTCCTATTGAAGGAATTTCCAGCGAATGTAAGACGGCAGAGGGCATTTCCGGAGGGGCCGACGAGGAAACGGACGAATCTTTGCGCGCGCGTCTGCTTTCGCGGGTAAGGGAGCCACCGCATGCCGGGACTGCGGCCGATTACAAAGCGTGGGCACTTGAGATTGAGGGAGTAACCAGGGCTTGGGTGTACCCGCTTGAAGGAGGGCCGGGGACGGTGACCATCCGTTTCGTATGCGATAACAGCAGCGACATTCTGCCCTCTGCAGAAATGATTAAGAAAGTGCAGGCATACATTGACTCTGTTCGCCCGGTTACGGCTAATGTCACCGTATCTGCGCCGACCATTCAGGCAATTCCATTCACGATATCCGGGCTTGACCCTAACAATGACACGGTGAAAGCCGCGGTAAAAGCCTCTCTGGAGACACTTTTCAGGCAGGAAGGCGGACCGGGCGCAGTGATTTATTTGTCCCATATCCGAGCCGCTATTTCCGCGGCTGTCGGTGAGGCAGATCACACGCTCGTCACACCGGCCGGGAATATAGCGCTAGGGAACAAGATTCTTCCCACTGTTGGAGAAATCACATGGCAGTAACCGCAGCTGAATATGACGCCAATATCAAAGCGCTGCTGCCTCCTGGGCCAGCATGGCCTCGGGATGATACCGGTTCCGTAATGGCGATGCTGATTGAATGTTGGGCGGTGGAGTTTTCCCGTGTAGATTCGCAGGCAATGGCGCTCATTAATGAGGCGGATCCGCGGTTCTGTTCTGAGACATTTGAAGATTGGATCACCCAATGGGGGGTTCCTGATTCCTGCCTTGAGGCCTGGGGGTCGCTGCTCGCGGATGGGTTGACTGAAACCATTCTCCGGCAGGCCTTGCTGCAGAAAATTACAACAATCGGGTCACAGAGTCTTCAGTTTTTTGTTGATCTGGCAAAAACCTATGGATACAGCATCACGATTGACGAGTTGTTTAATCAAACGGTTTTAAGCACAGTTTTAACGCCGTTTGCGAGCGGGGTGGGCTGGGCATCGCAGTGGAGAGTCCATGTTTACAAAAATGCCGGCGCTACCGTTTCGAGGCATACGGCGATAGGGACAGCGGAAGAGGCGCTGGCCTGGTGGGGGGATTCTGTCATTGAATGCGTAATCCGGCATTACGCCCCAGCGCATACCAATGTAATTTTTGGGTATTTTGAGGATTAATAAATATGAAATCAGTCTATCAGTCCCGCGCGGTTTCTTATCCCCCGGAGCTGCCGAATTCTGCTTCTTCAGAGGGATATCCGACAAACGGCAGCCCTACGGGGGGTGTTCTTGCGACGGTGATTGGCGATTATTGGTACAACGCCGTTACCCAGGAGATCGTTAACGCGATCAAAGGGGGAGGGGTTACTCCCGACGCGGCGGATCTGACTCAGCTTGACGCCGCGATTAAAGCGCAGATCAGGACCGTGAATCAGGCTTTGTCTGATGTGGCGGCACAGATTCAGGCGAAAGTCTCACAGGTTGAAGTGGTCCCTTCCGGGATGATTATGTTTTTCCCGAAATCCACTCCCCCTAATGGGAACTGGCTGGTCTGTGATGGGAGAGCCGTGAGCCGGACGGGGTATCCGAATCTATTTGCGATGATTGGGACGCAGTATGGGGCGGGGAATGGCTCTACAACTTTCAATGTCCCTTATTTGATAGATCGTACAGTTTGGGGTGGGACTTCAAACGTTGGCGCTTATCTTCAGCCTGGTCTTCCGAACATCACTGGCGCTTGGCGAGCGGCTTATGAAGATCGGGATGTAGGCACGGCGACCACAGCTTCGGGGGCTGTGTATGCGACTTTTGACCGTGGATGGGGCTCACAGGAAATGGCAAGCGTGGGGTCTGGTGGATCTATCGGTAGGTTTTTTGACGCCAGCCGCAGTAACCCGATTTATGGGCGATCCGGAACGGTACAGCCTCCGGCTTTGGTTCTGCTCCCCTGCATTCATATTTAATTAAACCTTCATAAAACAGGCAAACCCCGTTCAGACGGTTCCATCTGGTGGCGGGGTTTTTTGTTATCGAGAAGAACCGTTTCCCGATAAAGGTATTTTCTTTTAGGTGGCACCATGAAATTTGAATTCTTAGCGGATGCTTCTGACACGCCGCCGAAGCGACCCAGTAATCCGTCTGTTGGTTATCCATCCAATGGGGATCCTGTAACGGGGAAGCCGCCGACAACGCCCGGGGCGTGGTTTTACTACATGCTGATGGTTGAATTCACTACTCTTATCGAGCAAAACGGGTTAGAGCCAAGCGCGGAGAATCTTCATCAGCTTGCGGATGTTTTTGCTGATTTCAAAGCAAGGGCATCAGCGGCGGAAGGCTTCGCAACGCAAGCCAAGGCGAGCGCTGACGCGGCTGCGGAAAGCGCGTCCGGGGTAGTGACAGAGACCGCCAGCAAAATCAAAGAAATTCAAGATGAGGGAAGTAAGCAGGTTTCTGCTGTCACCGCGGCAGGGGGTTCTGTTTCTGGCGATGTCGAGGCAGGCATAGCGAGCTTGCAGAAAAAGCTTGAGGAGCTGGTTGCCCAGTTAGACGCAGAAGGCGGTACAGAAGCCGCTTACGTTAAACAGCAGGCGCAGGACATTCTGGATGCGATTTCTCTTTCTGAATCGCATGCCAAAGCTTCGGAAACGAACGCCAAGGCATCTGCGGATTCTGCCGCTCAATCGCTTTCTGCTTCTCAGGCAATTCAGGAAGACGTAACCACAAAGCAGTCTGCGGTCAACGCTACAAAAGCGTCAATCGACAGCACAGCGGCACAGGTGGCAAGCGACGCGGATGATGCTGCGTCCAGCCAGTCTGCGGCCGCAACATCTGCCAAAAATGCAGCGACTTCTGAGTCAAACGCCAAAGCAAGCGCATCTGCGGCATCGAATTCTGCATCCGCAGCGAAAGCGTCCCAGACTGCCGCGGCCACAAGCGAATCGAACGCCAAGGCGAGCGCTACAGCGGCAAGTGCTTCTGCGTCTTCTGCCGCTGGATACAAGTCTGCAATGGAATCTTCAATCTCCCAAGCGGAGACGGATATTACCAATGCAAAAAATAATGCAACAGACGCAATTGCATCAGCAAGAGATGCGGCAATTTCTTCGGTTCAGGAATCCGTAGCCCCCGAGGTTAAGAAAGCGACTGATGCGGCAACGTCTGCGTCTGATTCTGCGGACGCGGCACAGTCTTCTTCAGCTTCGGCGGCGTCATCCAAAAACGCGGCAAGCGCTTCTGCGGCTACTGCTACCAGTCAGGCATCGGCGGCTAAGGATTCCGCTACGGCGGCAAGTTCATCTGCTTCATCCGCTTCTGCCTCGGCCAAGGCGGCAAGCGATTCCGCGTCTGCAGCTTCTTCCTCGGCGTCCAGTGCGGCAACGAGTGAAAAGAACGCCTCTGCGAGTGCTTCTGCCGCGGCGGCGTCTCAGTCTGCGGTCTCGGCAGACAAGACTCAGATCGAGTCAGATATCGCTTCTGCGACGACCACAATTTCTGAGGGGAAGCAAGCCATAACTGATCTTCAGGCGACGGCCGTAGCGGCGATTCAAACACAAAAAAATGAAGCGGTAGCGGCTGTGACAGCCACCCAATCCACAGCAACTGAGAGCGTAGCGGCCGCGCAGGCTTCTTCTGTGTCCGCTGTGAAAGCTCAGGAAGCGGCGAGCATCCAGGCGATTGAGGCGGCGTCAACACTGGCAAACACTGTGAGGGTGGATGCTGCTCAGAGCTTTACGGATGCGCAGAAGCTTCAGGGACAGAAGAATTTGGGACTGATTGAAGCGATTGATGCTCTCATTACTTCTTACGGCGGCACTGTTCCCACGGATTAAGGAGGATATATGGATCTTACTACGTTTAAAGCCAAAGCCATTGCCGAGGCGAAATCACACCCCTGCGGTGACTGGGTCTACAAAGACCCGTCCACGGGCAAAGTGCGTGAGACCGCCTCGTGGCAGGCTTCGCATTTAGACAACGTTGACGGGAAGCTGATCGAGACGAAGTTCGAAAAGCTCGAGGCGCCCCAGTTCCGGTCGGCTGACGGCCAGTACTACGAAGAAGCCGCGCTCCCGGAGCAGGGCGATGAGTACTGCACCACGCTGTATGCGGCTCAGATGAAGGCCGAGCGCAACGCCCGGATCAGCGACACGGACGATTACGCAACGATCGGAGACATCACCGTTCAGCGTGAAGCGGGCGGGAAGCGCACGGCTCTGACGGATGACGAGAAGGCCGAGATCACGGTCTATCGTCAGGCCCTCAGGGATCTGCCGGAAACAGAGGGCTTCCCGTGGGTTGAATTCCCCGCTCTCCCGGGATGCATCAGCTATGAAGCGGGCCTGAAGATCAGCCAGAGGGCGGCGCAAAAGGAGGCGATGAAATGAGTTTGAAGGATCATCTTGAGCACCTCGTGATGCGTTTGGGAAGTCGAGCATCTACGCCCACGCATTGGGGCAATAGGGTTATTATTTCTCCTACCGTGAGCGTTACGAACTACGTTCTTCCGAGCGATGGATACGCCAATGCCAGGGTCAGTTGCCGGGAAGCTAGAAATAATGGATTGCAAATTATTGCGGCTGAGGCCCCGGAATCCGCGACGCTCGCCGTTCAGATTCAGCCGAACTCAACAGATCCCGATATGTCTGCAACGTTTCTCGTATACGGGAAAAAGGGGGACACAGTACGCCTTGTCGTTAGGTCAGGAACAGATGACGTCTACTGGTTCTGCTTCATCCCTTCAGTGGGGGGGCGGTATTAAAGGCTTTATTTCCAAGGCTTTGTGCAGTTTCGGAGGTGAGCTATGGCCTCGCTTGAAGCTCACCTCTCGGCACTACTTGATTCCTACCGGGACAATAACGCCGAATGGTATCCGTACACTGCGCCGAGTGATGGATGGTTCAGCGCGATTGTTGGCGGAACTCAGCGTAAACTTCGCGAGGCGCTTGCCTCTGTACCGAAGACTCGTGTCCGAACAATATCTTTTGATGTTTGGATGGACGCCAATAAGGGAATTGAGAAGACATACGACGAGTCCGGGGACGAAATCACGGATTCTGCTGCTGAAGGCTGAGCAATGTCTTTGATGGGGGCACAGGTGGATCTGATTCCTGATTTTTCATCCCGCGTTTTTCTGGCGGTTGGCGGGATTCTGGGAGCCTTGTGCTCCTTTCTTTTTGGCCCGATCGATGACGCGATTGAATGGCTGTTTGTTTTTATCGTAGTCGACTATTTGAGCGGTACTTATGCCGCGATGAAGACCGGGCAGTGGAATTCCCGTACGGGGTTCCTTGGCATCACCAAAAAGATCGTCATGCTGAGCCTCGTGGCACTTTGCCATGGGCTGGATATCACTTCGGTTATACCTTTCGTCAGTGTCAGGGATGCGGCGGTCTTTGCTTTCTGCCTGAACGACTTTGGGAGTGTTTTGGAAAATCTCGAAAAGCTGGGATATGGAGCACTGATTCCCTCTCCTGTCCGGAAAATGCTGAAGGCCATGGAAGATCGGTCTGAGGCGATGGTTGACGGAGTGGCAGACGGAAGCCAGGGAGAACTTCATCGAAAAGATTAAAACCAATCCATTTTTCTTAGAACAAAGCCCTTGGGAGACGTGAATCTCTCGAGGGCTTTTTTATGGCTGAGAGAGTTATGAGCGAAAAGAAAGAATTTTCGGTGTGGGACCCGGCAATTGCGGTCCCCTTCATTAAGTCGAACGAGGGGTGTCGGCTGGCTTCCTACCGGGATCCTGCGGGGGTATGGACTGTGGGTTATGGCTCTACACGCCTGGCATCTGGGAACCCTGTCATCAGGAACATAAAGATTACTCAAGAGGAGGCAGACGAGCTTCTGGAGTCTGAGCTTTACCGTCTTCGTGATGTGCTGTCCCGATCTGTCAGGGCCGCTGTAACGCAAGGGCAGTTCATCGCTTTATTGGATTTTGCATACAACTGTGGCGCTGGGGCACTCCGCAGATCTACTCTCCTCAAACTTTTTAATGCCGGCAAGGTAATTAATGCGGGGTATGAATTCAAGCGTTGGGCGCGAGCGGGAGGGAGGGAGCTTCCGGGGTTGGTAAGGAGACGAGAGGCAGAGAAGGAGCTCTTCCTCAGGTAAAAGAAATCCCCGGAAGAGTTGCAGCTCTTTCGGGGACTGAGCAATGTGTACATATAAGGTCTGTACGTGAGAGATGATACCAAAGAAAGAATAGATAAGCCAGAGGCTTTTATGGATGAACAGAAGTTGAAACAGGCTCAGCAAGCGGCTATCAGCGAATACAAAAAGGAGCGTTTCCACTTCTGGAAAGAACTCGTGCTGGTCGCCTGCGCCGTTATTGGGGGTGTGCTGGGCGTCATCGGTTTTATCCGATCTCTGTAAAAATCCCCGGCAAGAGCGGGAACTCTTCCGGGGATGGAACGAATCATAACAGAGACTTAAGAAACGTTACACATAGATGGACCACATCTACATGAAAGATTATAGCAAAGATCTAGAAAACAGAGTCCTTACTTTGGAGAACCGAATGGATGCTTTTGATGAAGAACGGATCCGCGCTGATGAGCGCAGACGGGTTCGGGCTCAGGCGTGGGAATTCATTAAAAGAGTGATTGTCCCATTCGGAGTAGCGCTTTTAACGCTTTGGGTTGGCGGTCGATTCCTATAAAAATCCCCGGGAAAGCATGTGCTCTTCCGGGGAAAGCCTACCGACTCCATAAACCACCTACGTAAGGAGAGAGAGACCTTACGTATCGCATTATAGCGAGCTTTTAAAAAATAAGGCGTTCATACCAGGGGGCAGGAGGGATTTCTATGAACCGCTACCAGATCACCGCAATGACCGTATCAGCCGCCACGCTGGTAGGGATCGCCGGGTACGAGGGCTATAGCTCAACCGCCTATGTCCCCGTGAAAGGAGACGTCCCCACTATCGGGTGGGGGACAACAGCCGGTGTAAAGAAAGGGGACACTATTGAGCCGACGCAGGCGCTCCAGAGACTGTACCGGGATACCGAGATGGCGAAGACAGGGATCAGCCGCTGTGTCAAAGTGCCGCTCTCGGAAGGGGAGCTCGACGCTTATCTCCGTCTAACCTACAACATCGGCCAAAAGAAATTCTGTAGCTCGGCACTCGTGAAGAAGCTGAATCGCAAGGACTACAAAGGAGCCTGCACCGAAATCAGGCGCTGGTGCTACTTCAAAAATAAGAAGCACCCGGGGCTGGTGAATCGGCGGGAAGATGAGTATCGGATCTGTATGAGGGGGCAGGAATGATGAAAAGGAATTTGGCCATTGCCGGGGTCATTATCGGCGCCTTGATAGCGTCCGCGTTCTGGGGGTACTCCAGAGGAAGATCCTCGACGGCGGAGAAGTATGAAGCTCAGATCAGCGAGCTTAAATCTGATTGGCAGAAGCAGACCAGGGCGGTAGAAAAGGAGGCGCAGGAACGCTATGAGAAACAATCAAGACAATTGGCTGATGCGCTTGCCGCGCGAGACAAGGCTTTATCTGACGCTCGCGCTGTGCGGGTTACTGCTGTCCGGGTGCGCGACGCCGCAGACACCAGAGCCAAGAGTGATCTGCAAGCAGCCAGAGATACCGGAGACCGTACTCAAGAGCGCCTCGCCCGATGCGAAAGCCTACTCGGAGAAGGCGCAGAACTGGTTGGAGAAGGTGCGGAGTTTTCTACAAGAATAGCTGCCGACAAGGATGCCCTTGTCAAGGCCGCAAACTAACTTCAGTTAACTACAAATTGTAGTCAACTGGGCGCCTTCCTTTTGATTTCATAAAAAGGCGCCCCCGAGTTTCCTCAAGGGGCGCGCACAATTCTCTTGCATCTTGGCCTCTTATTAGGCCGTGCCAGTCTTACAAGGGGAGAGCTGGTGCCCACATGCGAACCACAGTGGCCTTCACAAGACCATATACATTATATGGTGACGAAAGGAGAAGGGGCAAGCCCCCTCTCCTTGAGCTTTGCTTACTTCATATTAAGTTTGGCTTCGATAGCGTGGATCCTTTCCATCAGAGAGTCAATCTTTGACGTAGCGGCTTCCAGCTTTGAGTTGGAAGAAGCCAATTTTGCTGACAGATCCCGGTTTTCAGCTGTGAGAGTGCTTACCTGCTGAGTAAGTTCCGTTTTGTTCACCCGCACGCTGTCGCCGCCAAAGCGATAATGCACGCCGAGATTCCCCATCAAATCACTGCCAGAGGCAATTGATCCTCCCAGGCTGACCATAAAGTTCTCCGTCGGGCGGACGAAGATACCAAGAGCGGCCGCCCCGCTGCTGTGGTATTGGCCAAGGCCGAGAGAGGCGGACACCCGATGATTTTCATCGAAGTCCAGCGGATGCAGTGCGGCAAGAGCAGCCGCATGCGCGCCGGCACGATGGATCTTGCGGTTAAGTTCCGCGCTGCGGTTATACAGTTTGGAAATGTCATCAGAATTCTGCTGAACCGCCTGATTTGTCTGATACAACTGGCTGCCATTCACAGCATCAGTAGACGTCGCGGAAATCGTTCCGGGGGCAACATTCGTAATTTTTTGACTGCCAGCCTGAATTCCTGCCTGGCTTATTGAAGCCGCACCAACTGTGACTGAACTGAACGACACATTATCGGCTGTCGACACAGAGTATTCAGTTCCTCCCTCGGCGTTGGCCTGAGAAGTAACTTTGATATTGTTCCCCGCCACAACAGAGCTATGCTTCTTAGATTCTGTAACTGCCTGAGAAGCGTCCCCCTTGACCACCTTCAGTTGGGCTACATTGACGGCATCGGTATCGGCGGTACCTGCTGCGAGACCTGTGATCTGCCGAGTAATACCATTGGCCGTATCGCCAATGGAAACAGCCGCTCGGGTTGATACCCATGTGCTATCTGTGTTGGTCGAGGCTGCCTTGGTCCCCGGGTCGTACCCTACTTTACCCTTATCTGTCGAAGCGACGGATCCAGCTCCCAGCGCAACCCCACCCTCAACGGTGGCATTGCTTTCAGTGCCAATAGCCACAGCATTCTTTACGCTTGTAGTTGTGCCATCAGAAGACGAACCAATAATTACACTGTTGTCGGCCCCGTTCAGCGTACGCTTATCGCCAAAAACTACAGCCGTTGTTGTATCGGATACTGAGTTCTCAGAGCCAACAACAGTCACATGGTTAACGTTGCTCGCCGTGTTTTTGTAGCCATTCAGCGCGTTGTATTGGCTTATGGAACTGGACGAGCCTTTGAGCGTATTGTTAACGCCGATCAGCTGTGAGGCTTTAGTATATTCCGCCTGATTTCCCCCGCCCAGGACCAAAGTTGCACCGCCAGAAGACTGCTGTATTCCGTTGATCAAAGCTTGTTGCATTGCGGCCACCGAGTCATAATGACCTGAGTAAGCGGATGAATTAATGCCAGCAGACGACTCTTTGACCGTGTTCCCAGCACCAATGACCACAGCGCCATTGCTGTTTGTCACCTTGTTAGCCAGACCACCAAGATAGTTGGCGACGCCGCTTGACGAAGTGCCCGTCATAGACTCGTTGGAATTAAGCGTACCGATGACAGTTGCGAAGGCATTTTTCGTTGAGTTATTAAGCGTGTCCGTAATTCCATTGGCCTCATATGGGCTGGACTGAACGTTATAACTACCAATCGTCGTGGCAAAACCACCACCTGTATAGGAATTAGTGCCAATCGTTGTGGCGGCGACACCCAACTGACGAAGTTTGTCAGCAGTGGTATCACCAATCGCAATTTTGTTTTTCTCAAGAGTATGATCACCGATCTGGATAGAGGCGGTACGAGCGTAGGTATTGGTTCCTACAGCTATCCCAGAGGGGAGGTTTTGCTTCGCATCCGTGTTGCTGTGAATGTTCATGGAAAGTCCATAGTTGGTAACGGAGACATCTTCCCCGAACGACAACATGGATTCCTGCGTCCCCCCACCAATAAACACCTTGGCGTTCTTACCAATGGCAATATTGGTACCATCGTTTGCAGGGGAAATGTCATAAGCGATAGCCTGAGCTCCCTTATCAACGATATCGCTGTCAGCAGCCCAAGCCGGAGTCATGGCAAAAGATGAAGCAACAGCGATAGCTATAGTGGTTATCCTGAAGCGTGAGGACCTTGTACCTTTATTCTGTGTACGCAT